GACTTGCCATCTGTAACTGGACTGGTTACTTATTTTGGTGTATTTGGAATTGAATCTACACAAAATGTTATCCCAATTAGACCAAATGATGTATATACTGTAAAATATCAAGATTTTGAAGAAAAAGTCAAGATATTGAATATTGATGCTAATAACTCTAGACTTAGAGTTCAGAGACAAGTAAGTGGAACTATCGGAACAAGTTATCCAGTAGGAACTGCATTATCAGAAGATTCAAGAAACTTTATTGTCAATGATACTGATATTATTCCTGGATCTGTGTCTAATACTCAATATTATTTTGATCCTAGAGAAACAGTCGGTTTAGGTGTTGGTTCTACTCTATCAGTACCCAATCCTGGTGCTGGAAGTACTCAGATATTTGTTAAAGGTGATAGAATTTATTTACGTGACAATACTTTATCTGTCAACGACAAAATTTACTATGATTATGATGCTGGTCCAATAACAGTAGAATCTTTCGGTGATAACTTTAATCTAGTTAAAGACAGACCATATTATGCATATCCATTTAGTAATGGATACATTGGTGTTTCTTCCAGACCAATAGGTATTGGTTCAGATGGACCAGTTGGTCTTGGAAGTGATACTGAACTGTTTACGTTTACTGGACATGGTGCTGGTGATAACCACAGTTTCTTTACAAGATATGATGATGTACAAAGAGTTGATGTAACAACTTACGAAGCAACTGTAACTACCACCGAAAAGCATAATTTAGTTTTCGATGATCAAATTAATGTAAATTGTCTTCCAAATATTGAAAAATCATTACCAGTTTTTTATAACCAAGAAAATAAAAAGTTTGCTGTAGGTAAATTTGATATTGTACATAATGATATTAATGCGAAGTTTGATACCATTACAATTAACAATCATGGTTTACAAAATAACCAAACAGTTATTTTTGAATCTCCAATTCCTCCTGGTGGATTAGAAAATAACGGTGTTTATAAAGTTAGTATTGTAAGTAAAAATATAATCAAACTACTAAAACCAAATAATGGTGGAATTGTAAACATTACCAATCAATCCACTGGAAGATTGCTAGTGGTTAATCCACCAATTGAGTTGGTTAAAAATAAAACTCTAACATTTGATGTATCTGATTTCAGTCTTTCATATGTAAGAAATAATATTAGATACTCTGCTTTCAAACTCAAATTCTTTACGGATAGAGAACTTAAGCATGAATTCTTATCTTCAGAAAAAACTGGCAGTTTAAGTGTTGTAGAAACTAATCGATTGGGTATTGATCCTACTGCTACTGTCAAACTAAAGTATGACAGTGAATTCCCCAATAAACTTTTCTATATTCTAGAACCAATTAAAACTCCCCAAGTTCCAGTTTCATTCTCACTGAATTCTTTAGATTTAGATAATACAAATAGTATTAACTTTGTAAATAGTCCTATTTCTGGAGATTTTAATGTAAGGAAACCGACAAGTAAGACATTCTCATATCGTCTATTTGATGAACCAGATTCAAATAATTATGTCACTGGACTTGCTACCATATCATATGCAACAATTTCATCTACTGCTTCTGGTCCAATTAATGAGGTATCATTTATTTCCAAAGGTTCTAATTTGGTAAAACTGCCTTTGATTGAAAAAGTAGAGTCTAAGTCTGGTGTTGATTCAATTATATTCCCAAGATCAAATACTATTGGTATTTCCAAAAATATTGAAATTGATGATATTGGATTTGAATTCCCTTCAGATACTACATTAAGACCTAGAGCATATACACCTACAGTCTATAAGATTGACCCATTAACATCAATCGGAAATATTGATGTTATTGAAAAGGGAACCAGGTATACAATTTTACCAGATCTAGTTCTTATTGATGGTTATACAAATAAAATTGTTACTGATGTAGACCTACGTTATGTAAATGAAGATGGTTTCAAAGTTGAGGTTATCAAAAATACTAAGAACTTATATGATGTAGAACCAAGACTACTTCCAATTAATAATAGTAATGGATATAAGATACTAACAATGTCTTATGATAGTGGAACTAAAGATGTTGAGGTTGTATTAGATGTTGTTGGATTTAGTACAATTACATCATGGCCATTCACTGTTGGGTCTCAATTTATGGTTGAGGGTGTAGTAACTAAAGTTCCAGATGTTGACGAAGGATATAATTCTTCAGACTATAACTATAAAAAACTTTTTACCGTAAAAACTTCTGATCCAAATATTGGTGGTCAAGTACCGTCATTCACCTACAATATGGGTGATTTTGTTCAGACAACTCCTGGACCAGGAATATTTAATGATTTAATCACATCTGGTAGGATTATTCCAGAAAGTTTGTTCCCAACATTTAAAGTGAACAGGATTGCCAACAAATACTTTGAAAATGAAATTGTTACTAACGGATCTAGTGAAGATATCGTAGTTTCTTGGGATGTTAAAAATGAACTTCTAAAAGTCTTTACAAGTTTCCCAGAAAGATATAATGTTGGTGATATTATGAGAGGAAAAACCTCTGCATCTAGTGGAACTTTAACCGAAGTTGTTGGTATTACTTCACTTACATATCAACTCGATTCTTCAAATGCTGACAGATACAAACCCTACGATAGAAAAGGTTTCTTGAATGAAGATACACAAAGACTTCATGATAGTGACTATTATCAGTATTTCTCCTATTCACTAAAATCAGAAGTGGGAATTAGTAGTTGGAGAGAACCAGTAGAATCTCTAGCACATCCTGCTGGATTTAAGAAGTTTGCCGAACTACAAGTAATTTCTGATAGTGACGATCAACTTGGCATCAATAGCATTGGAGTACCTAAAGATCAGAATAACAGTGGTTTCTTAGGAATTTCAGATTTCGATTCTTATTATGATCTAAATTGTGTCCATGATATTGATCTAGTAACAGAAAATAACGTTCTCAACAAATTGTCAGACGAAATTAGATTTAATTCACTAATCCTGACTGATTATTTTGAGTCTATTGGAAATAGAGTTCTTATTGTCGATGATGTAAGTGATGAGTTTAACAGCAATCCAAGACCAACTGCTTTCGTAACAGTAGATACTTTTAGTTTGAGAAAGTTCAGATCTAAGAAGTATGTAATGTTTACTTCTAACAAGAAGTTCCCAGGTGAAAGGCAAATGATTATTGTGAACGTTATTCACAATAATACTTATGGATTCTTATCACAATATGGTAGGGTTGAAACTAATATTATTCACGGATACTTTGATATCGGTGTATTTGAAGAGAATGGATTACTTCTATTCTATCCAATTGAGTCTAGATTTACTGATTATAATATTAGTGGATTCCAATATGCAATTGCAGATAGTATTAGTGGAGTTTCAACTCATTATATTGGTGATAGTGATTCTATTGGACTTGCAGGAATTCACACTGCAGCACTACCTGAAGGAACGTCAACTTCTACAAAGATTGTAGGTATTGATTCCTCATATACATCTTCCAAGCTCCTAGTAACCTTAGAAAGTTCTGATTTACAATATTATCAGTATGATGAATTTAATATTGTTCATGATGGTACAGACATCCACAATATCGAATTCTCAACATTAGCAACAGATAATATTGGTAATCAAGATGTTTCTCTTGGCATTGGAACATATCAGTTTGAATATAATGGAAATGAAATCGAAGTTAAATTGACACCTAATAGTGGATTGTCAACTGATTATGCCGTTTCTACTAATGTCGTATCAATTTCAAATACATCCAGAACTGCAATTGGTTCCAGTATATTCAATACAGTATTGACAACTGTCGGATTTGGATCAACTACATCCATTTCACCATTTGCTGGAATTAATACTTCCATTCAGTTACTTGAGTTCGACACAGCATATAAAGGATTTAATGCTTATGTGAGTATTGAGGATATGACTAATAATATTGTTCAGATGTCTGAACTTGTCTTTACTCATAATGAAACTGATGCTTATATTACAGAATTTGGTAGAGTGAGTAATCGTGGATTATTTGAAGATGTTGGTCTAGGTACATTTACTACTTATGTAACATCTGGAAAAGCAAGATTGGAATTTGTACCATATCCAGCAGATCCTGGATTTACTAGGGAAATTGAAGTTCGTGTATTTACACATCAACTCCAATTAGTTGATCTTGGTATTCCAAATCAATTCTACAATTATGATAATGGTAGATTCTCTACAGTATATGGAGATTATACTGGATCAGAAAATGACATTAAGAGAAGTTTTGAACTAAGACATCAAGGTGATCTAATTTTTGAAAGACTATTTGACTCCACTGCATTGGGAACATCAGTTTCTACTGACGAGAATGTCATAATTCTGCCAAATCACTTCTTCGTTACTGGTGAACTTGTTCAATACACTGTTCCAAATGAGGATGACGTTAGAGTTGGTATTGCAACAACCACTCTTGCTGGAGTTGGAAGTACAGATAAACTACCAACTGATTTGTATGTTGTAAAAGTCAATGATAGTAAAATTAAATTTGCAGACACTTCAGAAAATGCTCTCAAGTTCAACCCAGTAACACTTACTCTGAATAGTATTGGTGTTGGAACACAGCATAAGATTACAGGAACTAATAAAGATGCTAAGGGTATCTTTACGATTGATAATATGATGCAGTCTCCAGTAGTTTCATTGGCAATTACCACAACTGTAGCTGATGATATTTCATTAGCAGATACCCTCATCAATACTGCAGGAATAACATCATTCTTCTCTGCTGATATTATTCAGATTGATGATGAAGTGATGTTGATAGAAACAGTAGGTGTTGGTACTCAAGATAAAGTTAGAGTTAGAAGAAATTGGTTGGGAACTCAACTTGGCATTCACTCTGCAGGATCAACAGTAACTAAACTGAGAGGTGATTATAAGATAACTGGATCTTCAATCAATTTCACATCTGCACCATATGGTAAAGTACCAGTAACAACAGATCTCAACCAGTTTGGTGTTCCATTTGTAGATCCTTCTGAGAGGGACTACACTGGCATTACAACCAACTCATACTTCCATGGAAGAACATTTATGAGGTCTGGTGTTACTGATGAAGTTGAGGAGACCTACACTAAGAACTATATCTTTGATGATATCTCTACCAAGTTTACTGGAATTAGAACTGCGTTTGATATGACCTTTAATGGTCAAGATGTGGTTGGTCTTTCCACCGATAATGCTGTTGTTCTTGTTAAAGATATTTTCCAGCAACCTACAAGACCTGGAGTATCATCAATTCCAGGAAACTATGAGTTTATCGAAGTTGGTGGAAAAACTAAGATTCTATTTGATGGGTCTATTTCCTCAGATGACTTCACTGCTGCAAACGGTCAAGATATTAACGTACCAAATTTGCCTACTGGTGGCATAATTGTAAATATCGGATCTACTACTGGTATGGGTTATCAACCACTGGTTGCTGCTGGTGGTACTGCAACTATCTCCGCACTAGGTGCTATTACATCTATCAGTATTGGTAATAGTGGTTCTGGTTACAGACCTGGAATTCAAACACATATTAATATACTTGCACAAACCCCATCTGATGTTTCTGTTATTGGTTATGCAACTGCTCTTAATGGTAATATCACTGGAGTTGCTATTACAAATCCAGGAACTGCATATACAAGCACAAATCCACCATTAATTAGATTTGATAGTCCACTTAACTATACTAATATTCCTCTAATTTACTCTAGTGCTTCTCCAAACCTAGGTATTGGAAGAACTGCATCTCTTGATATATTCGTTAGTAGAAATAGTAGTATAGGTGAATTTAAGTTCAACAATAATGGATATGCTTATGGTCAAGGTGAAGTTCTAACAGTTGCAATTGGTGGATCTACTGGTATTCCTACAGATACATCTAAGACATTTGAAGAATTCCAAGTCACTGTAAATGAAACACATAGTGATGAATTTAATTCTTGGTCACTTGGACAACTCCAACAGTTAGACAGTCTAGATGATCAATTTGATGGAATCAGAAGAGTATTCCCAATCTCTTTCCAAGGTGATAGATTATCAATTAGGGCAAGAACTGGAAGTAATATTGACGTTACTGCAACACTATTGATCTTTATTAACGACGTTCTTCAAATTCCAAATCAAGCATATAGATTTAAAGGTGGAAGTTTGATTATCTTTGCCGAACCAATTCCCAAAGAATATACTTCTAGAATTATTTTCTACAGAGGAACTAGG